GAAGTTGTGGAACCCGGCGATAAACAGGACCAAGAAGCACAAGACCTGGACGATCTCCTGGATCGCATAGAGCAAGAATGCAGTGAATTCCTGGTCCAGGCCCGCCTTGCACGCAGCTGGTTGTATCGCGGCACAAAATCAGCTGACCGCATCTTCCGTGGACGCAGCAGGCACAATAGAGTACCTCTTCACAGCCATGTAAAATACAGCAATATGTTTGATGGCATGTTGGCACAGTGTGGCTCCACTGCATTGCGCAGCAACAGCATCTTCTGTTCCAGCAGGAAATCTTTTGCTCAGAGCTTTGGATCACCCTATTTGATATTCCCCATTGACGGCCATTACACCTACACCTGGACAACCAGCGCAGACACAATCCTGGACAGGTTCGACAATCTCCGGGCCACTGACAAGGACAAATGGATTCTGTGGTGCGATGAATTTGCTGATGCCATAGATCGCAGTCTGCTCACAACCTACAATAAGAAAACCTGGCTCAATCGCATTATCAATGATTACGATGCTGTGAACAGCATGGTGAGAGCAATAACCGAAACAAAGCCCCAGTTGCTGGAAGCCGGTGTGAGCGAGCAGCTCTTGGATGTCAGTTTGGATAGTTTCACCAGTGTGGATGTGTTTCGCAAAAGCTGGCGTCCACAGTTCACACACATGGCAATAGCCATGGAAGAAGGCCGAGAGATAATGATCAACGGCGAATACTATGCCTTTGAGGCAAGTGCATATGGCGGCATGATAGCACAACATTGGAAAATACCAAACACATGAAAATCTCAGAAATTCTGGAACCCGGCACAAAAGAACACATAGACACTGCATGGGAAAGGGTACACTCTGAACTAACAGCCTTGCTACAGCAAAGGAACAAGTTAGCGCTGTCATTGCGAGCATGGCCCACCCAAGCCAAAGAAGATGAATTGGACGCCCTGGAAGACAAGATATACCACCTCAAGCAGAAGTTGGAGATGGGCATGGGACCCAAGGAAAAAGTTTGGCAACTACTCAAGACTGAATGCAGTGAGATCCTTGAGATATTAAAATCACAACAATGCCTTGTGCTGTTTCGTGGCGTGCGAGGCACACCTAGTGCAGTTTTTCAAGGAAATGGCCGTAAAAATCGCCGGCCCAAAGACAGCACGCATTCCGTTAGCCAGGTGTTCAACTATTGTTTGCAACATTTAGGATTCCCAGCGCGCCGGGACAACAGCACGTTTGTCACAACCAACAGTCGTCTGGCCGAGGAATTTGGAAATGTGTATATGATATTTCCCAAGAACGGATTCAAGTTCACATACACCGCGCACAATGACATGGTTCTGAGTACCGACGAGATAGACACCTGTGTTGATATTGAAAAGATCGAATCAACTCTAGAAGAAATTGTGGTCATGAGTAAAGACGTCAATACAGACTTGCCAGCAGATATTGCCCGAATCGCAGGATCCCGGCATGAACCAGTCACATTGCACTCGTTTATGATGGACATTATGTCTTTACCACCGCAGCTAGTGGCGCAGTTTAAGCAGGCAACAACAGTGGACCTGGACTGGAAACATTTTGTGGATTTGAAAAAATTCCAGCGTATATACGAACCAAAACAAAAGGATCTCTCAGCGGCGTTGCGATCCGGCACAGAAATCTACATCTTGGGCGAGTACATTGCGCTGGATGCAAGCAAGTTTCAGGAGTCTATTAGGAACCTTATGCAGACTGATCTGTAAGGTATCTTAGGTATGCCAGACACTGATCAGGATCGGTAAACCTTTGTGTGACAGAGGGTGTGTGAAACGCCATATAGATGTGGTCCCTGCTGAACCAGCGTATGGTGTACGTCGAGATTGGGTGCTTGAGTTGGCGGCTCTGAGGCAAGAGGATAGCATGGTGCGAGACATGCTGACAGTTTGGACCGTGCCAGTGTTTCCTGTGAACGGCGATGACCTGCTGGCACTGGGTTACAAACCCGGCGGGGTCTTGGGTGATACCCTGAGGTATCTCAAAATGGTCTGGGCTGAGAGTGACTATCACATGACTCGAGAAGAGCTTCTTGCAAAACTTGGCGTTGGCAAGCCCTGTCTTTTGAGTAACAGGTCCTGTGGTTGATCAAACTTGGCGAACGATTGACTTTTCCACAATGTCACAAGCATTGCGCACAGTTTCAAAAACTCGACTCAGTGCTTGTGGCTCTACACCCGCACCAGTGCCCACATTGCTCAATAACCCAGCAGCAGTTTCCAAAACTTTTGCGCTACGTTGACAACGGCTGGCCAATTCGCTTTGCTGGCGGTCGCTCATTTCGCTCAGCTTGATCCAGCTTCTCTTGATGGGTCGAGGTTGTGAAATCAAACTGGTGGTGACCTGAGGACGGCTGGGTGCCAAGGGAGCCGATGTTTGTTCCATCTGCACCCGAGGAGCCTTGGCAACTCGCATGCTGCCACGACTGGGACTGAAATAATAGCCATCCACAATGACTTCCACACGATAAGGCTGTTCGCTCTCGTCAATGTCCAGTGCTGGGATCTTGGCGCGGAACTTGTTGTCAGCAGTCTGCTCACACACTATGCACACATCGTAACCTCGATGATTTTCCACAACAAATCTCACAGTGGCGGGGCTATCCTCGCTTATGCCTTGTATACTTACGTCAAACTCCACATCGGTTGGTCTGTGGCTATGTATCGATAGTGGTGATGTCATTTATCTGTGCCCTGGGTTGGTTAAACAGCACTTTCGTGCTTACATTTGATTCTGTTGTATTTATGATGTCGTTGAGGTTATAGGCTGGCCTTTTTGCTAATACGTTTCTATGATTACCGGCTGTAACTTGCATGGTTCTTGCACTGTTTGAGACACCACTCACGCTAACAAGCGGAGTGACGTCCTGCTGCTGCACTTCAATTGTGTTGGGTAGCTCGCCGGGAATACACACAGTGATTTCGATTGTGCGGCGACGGAAGCCTGCCAAGCTGATAACATAACCGCCCGCAACTCCACCGCCACCTCCACCAAAATTTCCTCCGCCATATTGTCCCGGGGCAGGTTGTGGTGGGGCCACAGGACGCACTGTGCCGGTGGCCTGGGCTGTTTGGGAGGCCTGGGCTGTGTTAACTGCTCCCGTGACTACCACATTGGTGGCGCGAACTGTTTCACTACCCTGCGATGTAGCAATACTGCCAGATATGGCCACAATGCCAACAGCCACAGTGTGTTCTGTTTGTTTTGTAGCAACCGATCCTGAAACAGACACTGTGCCGGTGGCTTGAGTGTGTTCATTGCCTTGGCTGGTGGCAGCAGGGCTGGACACCACAGTGCCAGTTGCCTGGACTGTTTCACTGCCCTGTGATGTGGTTGCGCTGTTGACGCCCAGTGCTGGAGCATGGGCCGATTGTCCACCCTGCGCAGTAATAAGGTCTCCGCGGTTTGCACCACCACCGTCTGCGAAGTTATCAAATACTGTGGTGCCTGGTGCACCGCCATCCAAAACAATAACCAATGGATCGCTGGGCGATCCGTCACTTAGGACAACTGGATTGGGCGATGGACTTGCTCCACCGCCGTCTATTATGGCAGATACCACATCGGGACTGGCCGCACCGCCATCGACGATGGATTTATTGAGGGGGCCACCACCATCTATTATGCCAATAGACATCAGTGACTCCCCATGTACAGAGCATCTTGATGCTGGTATGGCACTGGCTCAAGATGCTGCATGCATTAGCTACCTGGTGTGCTCTTGGCCACGGTGTGTGTGAAGCTTGTTACGCTAATGGTGCTTCCTGTGCTGATGGCAGTAGTCCCCAACACCAGGTTAAATCCCGATGTGCTGCCCACGCTGCCATCCAGCAGCGAGGTTGTGCCATCGCTTTTGTATGTGCGGAACCAACTGGCTGTGCCGGTGTTGATGGCGGTATTGGTGACCAGTGCATATGCCGTGAGTACTCCGTTGGCAGCAGCTGAAAATGCAGGATTGGCAAACCGCAGTGTCACTAACACGTTTCCGCTGGGCGCAGTGTCAGCACCTAGAGGCTGTGTGCCATCGTAAATCTCCAACCAACCGTCGTTGAAATAAACTGCTATGCTGTCGGCCTGTTCATTAACGAAAACTGTGCTGAGCTGGGTGTTATATGCCACGTTATATACTCCTTGTGTGATTATTTATGGAATGTGAGGTTGACATCAAATGTCCATGTGTTACCATTGTATGTATAGGAGATATCACATGCAATATGAATTTGCCAATGAAACAATCGCCGAACGCCGTGTCATCTTGGCCGAGTGGCTGAGTCAGGGCGTATGCACGGTGACATTCACCAAAGTGGACGGCACTGTGAGAGTCATGCCCTGCACATTGAAAGATGAGCTGTTGCCAGCTGTGGTGACCGAAAGCACTCGAAAAATCAGTCCCGATGTCATGAGGGTGTTTTTGCTGGACAAGCAAGAGTGGCGCAGTTTCCGTCTAGACAATGTCATCAGTGTGAGTCAGGAGTA